CTCCAACATTCACCTGACTGTACCCGTAACTTGCCGCAGCTGGAACAGCCACAGCAGGAGTCGCTTCTACCGTTGGAGTGGGCAACATTGGTGTGGGCGCCGGTGTCGGGATGTCCTCTATGATCTCCAGGACATCGTGTGGTAGGAAGTTGTTGACCATAGGAGGCAAACCACGTGATGTTCCTCCTATGCCTCCGACTTGAACGTCCATGGTGTTCAACGTTGGTCCCATACCAATGGCTGGGTACTGATCATCAGCGGTAAGAACGCGCTGACGGACGTCTTCAACTGGGATTTCGAGCCAGTAACTCTTTGCTTCCTCGGTGACAAATATCTCGTCGCGTCTGACACAGGTGTTGAATCGTTCATGCCACCAATCAGGCCAAAACACTGTCGCATTTCGGATGGCCATTGCTCTCTCCTTCTCTGTCACTCCTTTTGCCTGAAAACACAGCAACTTGACCGCGGTACTCATTCGGGTTTGTCCGCAGATTGAAAACGGACCAGGGGTCTTGGGAAGGCTCAGCCATCGTGGTGCAATCTCTGAAAATCCCTCATCACCTCGTGAAAAGGCGTTAACCCCTTCTGCATAGACATCCGCTACTGGTCGACACGACAACTCATTGTGGTCAACAAGAGCTGCAGTTTGTCCATAGAAGTCCATTGTCATAGGAAACGAACATGGTTGTTCGGCCCAAGTTCGCACCTTGTTTGAGGTGGTGTAGTTCATTCCATACTTCTGACACCACAAAGCAAAGCCTTGTCCGTCGAGTCCAAATTGATTGATCTGCCAGTTGCACAGTCCGAGTCGTTCGACAAAATCATTTCTCAACGTCCAAGCATTGTCATCTCCTCCTACCACCGCTACGATCGCATCTCGAGGGACGAATCCTTTCTCATACACAAAGCTGTAGAGGTACAGCAATGATACCACTGAGTTGACAACCGTGGTGAGATAGTTGCCCGATGGATTGAAACCCCGAGTCTGAAATTCAATGTCGTGGACTTGGTACTTCGCCCGGAGCATTCCTTCAATGAGAAGATCATACCATTCAAGATCAAAACCTTCGATCTTTTCGTGACAGAGTTTCCCGATGATGTCAAAAGCCGCCATCAAAACGTGGGGATGTATGGAGATGTCAAAATGTTCATAATCTCCACACCATATGGGTTTGTTCCAGTCGATTCCATTTAATTGGGCGCACTCGAAGCATCCGTAGTCCGGTCGTTCATGGTGGTTGACGCATCCTGGGAAAGTTGTTTCTACTTCATCTGGGTTGTCATTCAGAATGTTGAGAAGCCGATGAAAGCCCGGTCCTTGAAGATCACAGCCAATCATGATACCTGTTCGTTCCCAGTTCGCACCTAAAAGGTGAGTGAACCAACCAGTCTGTTTCTTCAGTTCAAGCAAAAAAGCAAGGGGGCAAGTCCATACCAGTCGTGTTTTCTTGTCATGCACCTTACGATAAGGTAACACCTCGTCCTTGTTGTTTCCGAGAATTTTCATCATAGGGGCTTCATGATTCGCGTGGCATCGTTTATAGAATTGCCATTCCTCTCGCAAGCGTTCATCAAGTTCAACAACAGATACAGGTGAATGACCCTTCTCGGTTTTAACCGAGACCTTGATGAAACCTCTTTTTCCAGATCCTCCAAATTTCCCGGTTTTCCTGTTTAATGGAGCCCCAACTGCAGTAGACAAGTCAAGAGCTACGACTCTGCCCGGTACACCGACCACAGCTTCCTCGTCTGTCAGGACTCGTCCAGTTCCTTTGATCGCTGCACTCAGGAAGTTAAAAACTCCTTTCTTCGCTCGATCTAGTTTGTCAGGTTTGGTGGTAACTTTCTTCGCCATCGCTGCTAAACGAACGTGTCCAGGCAATGTTCCCCTGGCTTCAGGCTTGGTTCTGGGATCATTGATGGACAAACTCGCTATTCCGTAGGTGTCATTCTCGTCAATCAGTCTCATATCCTTCAGCATGTTCTGATCAATGTTTGTTCCCATGAGGCCGGTTTTGGTGGGCGAATAGTGGACAAAATCTGCCCTCTCAACATTTACGATTCTTTCACCTTCATTCTCCTTCAACTCGTCAAACAGTTTGTTGGCTGCTTCATTGGTCGTGACCGGGCCCAAAGCCTCAGCTTCTCAAGCTACATCCTCAAGAGGAGCGTAGGGGGCATAATAGCTGATGTTGAGCACCAT